TCGGCAAGACCCCCATCGCCACCGCTGCATCACTTCTGGGCGTTTGGGGCGTAAAGACCTTGCCTGTCACAGATCTTAACTCTCTCAATAGGAATGGTGCATATAGTGCTTGGTCAAGTCTTACAAATGCACCAAAATCAGACTCTAACGTTTGGTTTATTATTTGTCTAAAATATGACGGAGGTACAGACATGAGGTTTCAAATAGCTTATACTATTGATGACAATAAAATGTATATTCGCGGCTACATGAATGCTACTTGGAAAGAGTGGCGTGAATTATAAAGGTGGGCGCAAACCCACCTTTTACGAAACCCAAGCTATTGTTTTCCAATCATACCATGTTCCTCCATTTCTATATGCGACCTTGATCGTCATATCATTATATCTATCCATTCTTAATACTACAGTGTTTTGAGCACCAGAATCAAGAATGAGATATGTTTGAAACGTATCACCAATTACTCGGAGTTTCCCTGAAAATTCCGAATTATTATCACTGATATAAGTTTTTATATTACTTTCGTCGATACCATTTGGTAATGATTCTAATTTAACAAATCCTTTGCCAGCGCCCAGGAACAGTGCAATCTGGATCTCTTAAGTATAAAAATGACGAAAATGGAGCAGCTTTATGGATTAAAGCTTTGGGCAACGCAACACATAGTTATGTTATTCCAACCTCTAAAGGTTCAGACTCCAGTTTTGATGTAATACAGGAAAATCCTCCATCTGATGCAGAGGAACCTACATTTACATAAAAAAGGTGGGTATCAGCCCACCTTTATTTTATGTTGGAGCATTATAAAAAGCGTCAGCATATTCAAAGTTGCCCGCATTGACTTTGATAATAAAAGAGTTGCTATATGAAAGTAGAATCATACAACCATAGTTGTTATTATACTTGTTTCCAAAAATACAGCCTTCCCAGCCAGCAGAAATTGTTAAACTAAACAATCCTCCAGCATGTGCCTGATACCATGATAACAAGTCGCTTTTCCAACCTTCAGCCGTAGATGCGAGATGATCTTTGAATAATAACTGGCCGCCCAGAAGTGATGCAGCGGTGGCGATGGGGGTCTTGCCGAGGCCGTTGGCATCGATGCCGAGAAAGTCGGTGGTGTTGCTCTGGGTTGAGAGCAATCCAGGTAACAGAGCCTTGAAGACTCCCATTAGGTCGGCGCGGCTGATCTTACCGTTCGGAGTGCCGTCGTTGGCATAGAGCTGAATCAGGTCGGTAGATGCAAAGCCTGTGCTGTCGGTCTTGGCGGTTAGTCCGCTGATGACAGACTTCTGACGTGTGGCGTTCAACGCGGCTGCATCATCCTCGGTCTTGTTATAGACTTCGCCTTTGTTGTAGTAGTTGGCCAGGGCGGTGGTAACGGCGGTGCTGACGATGGTGCCCACCTGTGCGGTGGTGCTGTAGCTGGCGAGGGCCGTGGTGAGTGCTGCGCTGATGGCATCGTCGGTCTGACTCTTTGTGTAGTAGTTGCTCAGATTGACTGATGTCGATCCGATGCACTCCCACGAGTAGGTGGTCACGTCGCTCTCGGTTACGGCCAGAGTGATGTACTCGTCCTTCACGTTCTGAGCCTGCGGGTCGCTCGATGGCACCAGGTAGATTTTGTTCATGGTGCTGGCGCTGGCTGTTGGCAGTGTCTGCACGCTCACGTAGGTGAACTGCTTAACGGCTGCTATCAACTGATCTACCTCGGCAGCGCTGTAGGTCTCGCTCTTCAGATAGTAGTACACGAGGTTCTGCGTGCTGGCGGTGATGAATGATGCCAGTGCTGCCTGGAGCTCGGCGGTGAGGTCAGTCGATGGTATGCCCGTCTGTGGCTTCTGGTAGGCGGTTGCGCCTGCTGATGCGCCGCTACGGATGGTAGAGAGGTCGTCGATGGTGTTCTGCTTGCCTGCGAATAGGGTTGTCAGTTCGCTGTTTGTTGGCAGGGCGATGAGCTTGGCCACCAGTCCGCTGGTGATGCCTGAGTTCAGCGCATCCCATTGTGCTTGGGTGAAGCCCGAGTTGTTCAGGGTGTACTCGAACTCCCACGCGGTGCCGTCGAACTTATAGCGGTCTACGCTGGCGATGACCGTTGGCGTTGATGCGTCGGCGGGCACTTGCACGAAGCAGTAGTCGTTGTTGTCGGCTGTAGCAATGGCCGATGCCAGGGCGGTGGCCACCTGTGCATGGGTAGCACTCAGTGTCAAGCTGAGGTCGCTCACAAGATTATATGAGCCGCGATAGGTGGCGGTGGCGGTGCCGATGGATGAGTTCACAAACTGTTTGTCGGCGAGCTGGTTCTGTGCCGATGCCTGTGTTGGCACAAGTGCCTCCAGCGCGTCGATGTCTCCTGCGTTGGCTTCCTCAGCGGCCTTGGCGCGGGTCTCCTCGTCGCCGATGAGTCCGTCAACCTCAGTCTTGGTGTAAGTGGTGCTCTGCGGTGCTGCGTTTTCGGCCTTCTGTAGCGACGACTGCACGCCGCTGGTCATGTCGGTCGATGGAATGCCGCCTGATGGTTTCTGATAGGCGGTGGCACCGGCTGATGCGCCGCTGCGGATGGTAGATAGGTCGTTGATGGTGTTCTGCTTGCCTGCCAACAGGGTTGTCAGTTCGCTGTTTGTTGGCAGGGCGATGAGCTTGGCCACCAGTCCGCTGGTGATGCCTGAGTTCAGCGCATCCCATTGTGCTTGGGTGAAGCCCGAGTTGTTCAGGGTGTACTCGAACTCCCACGCGGTGCCGTCAAACTTATAGCGGTCTACGCTGGCGATGACAGTTGGTGTTGATACATCGGCGGGCACTTGCACGAAGCAGTAGTCGTTGTTGTCGGCTGTGGCAATGGCCGATGCAAGGGCGGTGGCCACCTGCGCATGTGTAGCGCTCAGTGTCAAACTGAGATCGCTCACAAGATTATATGAGCCGCGATAGGTGGCGGTGGCTGTGCCGATGGATGAGTTAACAAACTGCTTGTCGGCGAGCTGGTTCTGTGCCGATGCCTGTGTCGGCACAAGTGCCTCCAGCGCGTCGATGTCGCCGGCATTGGCCTGCTCAGCTGCACGGGCGCGGGTCTCCTCGTCGCCGATGAGTCCATCCACCTCAGTCTTGGTGTAAGTGGTGCTCTGCGGTGCTGCGTTGTCGGCCTTCTGTAGCGACGACTGCACGCCGCTTGTCATGTCGGTCGATGGAATGCCGCCTGATGGTTTCTGATAGGCGGTGGCACCGGCTGATGCGCCACTGCGGATGGTCGAGAGGTCGTCGATGGTGTTCTGCTTGCCTGCCAACAGGGTTGTCAGTTCGCTGTTGGTGGGCAGGGCGGTGAGCTTGGCCACCAGTCCGCTGGTGATGGCCGAGTTAATGGCATCCCACTGATCGGCGGTGAAGCCTGAGTTGTTCAGGGTGTACTCGTAGGCCCAGGCGCTTCCGTTGTACTTATAGCGCTCCACGCGGGCAATCTCGGTTGGTGTGCCTGCGTCGGTTGGTATCTGTACGAATGCGTAGTCGTTGTTGTCGGCTGTGGCTATGGTGCCGGCCAGTGCGGTGGCTATCTCGGCGCGGGAGGCTGCTGGTGTCAGACTCAGGTCGCTCACCTCGTTGAACGAGCCGCGATAAGTGGCGGTGGCGGTGGCCACGCTGCTATTCACAAACTCCTTGTCGGCCAATTTGTTCTGAGCCGAAGCCTGCGATGGTATGAGCGCTTCGAGTGCGTCGATGTCGCCGGCATTGGCCTGCTCAGCTGCACGGGCGCGGGTCTCCTCGTCGCCGACGAGTCCGTCTACCTCCGTCTTAGTATATGTGGTGCTCTGTGGAGCCTTGGTAGCCAGCAGGTTGTCGGTCTCGGTCTTGGTGTAGGTGGTGCTCTTGTCGGCCTTACCGTTCAGCATGGTGTTCAGATCGGCATTGGTGGGCAGGGCTTGCAACTTACCAACAAGCCCGCTGGTGATGCCTGAGTTCAGCGCCTCCCATTGTGCAGCGGTGAAGCCTGAGTTGTTCAGTGCATACTCGAAGGCCCACGCCGTGCCATCGAACTTGTAACGCTCTATCGAGGCGATCTCGGTTGGTGTGGCGGTGGCGGTTGGTATCTGCACAAATGCGTAGTCGTTGTTGTCGGCTGTGGCTATGGTGCCGGCCAAGGCGGTGGCGATGGCGGCGCGGGTGGCTCCCACACTCAGATGCAAATCAGTCACCAGATTGTAGGTGCCTCGGAATGTGGCGCTGGCAGTAGCGATGCTGCTGTTTACGAAATCCTTGTCGGCCAACTTATTGCTCGACGATGCCTGTGCGGGTATCTTCTCTTCGATAGCGTCGATGTCGCCGGCATTGGCCTGCTCAGCTGCACGGGCGCGGGTCTCCTCGTCGCTGATAGCCTGCTGAAGTTCGCCGTCGGCCTGCTGACGGGCTCGTTCTTCGGCATCTATGTTGTCCTGTAGGGTGCCCTCGGCTCCCTGTGCGCGTTCTACTTCGGCCTCCAGCGAGGTCTGTGGTGTGGCGGTGTTCAGTATCTCCTGTACCTGCTCGCCTGTCTGCTCCAATACATATCCAGTCTGTGCCATAATCGTTTATCTGTTGTTTGCGGGGTTGTTACTCTTGTTTACCAATATTATATCGAGGTCGCTTGTAAGCAGTATGCGCTGCTCTGAGTCCATCAGGAAGTCGTAGCGGTCGGCAATGCTCGATTCCATCTCGCGGGTGTATGTCACGGGGCGGTCGCCGCTTACCGATGGGCACACTATCAGCTGTGGATCGGGCGTGTCGGCCACGAATGCCAGATACTGTCGGTCGGTCTCCACGCGATAGCCCTCTTCGAAGTCGGTGTCTGGCACGTGCCAGGTGCACTCCACTTCTATACGACCGATAATGCCATCTGTTGGGAATGTGAAGTACCACGCACCGCCCGAGTCTTCGAGCATGTCGGCCTTCTCGATTTTCACTTCCTTGCGGCGATAGCAGTATATCAGCTTCAAGCCAAAGTAGTTGGCCTCTTGATCAAAGTCCTTGATGGCTACCTTGAACTTCGCCTCTTCGCCCTGTTGCAATATTCTTGTCTTGTCCATAGTTTTACAATTTCATATAGGGTTTAACTAAAATATCGAAGCCGTAGGGCACGGCATACATCTGCTGCGGGGTTGATGGCGATCGGTGGGTGTAGCTGTTGTCCACCAGCAGCAGCCCTGCCTGATAGATGGGGGCTGGTATCTTGCCGTACTGTTCGGTCAAACTCTCCACCAGCTCGTCGGCATCATTGCCTCGGCCGAGTATCTGCGCCATCGTTTCTTCGGCAGCGTCGGCATACATTTCGAGCAGGTCGTCCTCGCAGTCGAAGTCGATGCGGGAGTGCTTCTTGATAAATTCGAGTGATAGAAACTTCATATCTTCATTCTGTTTTTCTTATCGCGCGATTCTCGGCCACAGGTTTACTTGACGTATGGGCACAAAAAAAAAGGGGAGGCCGCTGCCTCCCCGTAATAAATACCTCAATAACTAAAAACCTAAAACTATAAATATTACTATTAACCTTATATCTTATTCAGCGAATCGGGCGGCCTCCCAGATGCGACGGGTTACGAGTCCGCCCAGCTTTTTGCCTCCGGCGTTCACCCAGCGCAGGAACTGCTCCTGAATCTCCCAGGTGGCCTTGCCGCGTTCGATGTATTGTTTCAAAGTCGATTTGTCGAAGTTGCCTATGCCGCAGTTATACATAAAGTCCACCACCGCGTCGAATCGGCCCTGGGTGGTCAGTCGTTTCACTCGGCTGGCTGCTGCTTCATACTTGGCGAGGTCTTCCTTCAGGAATTGCTCGGCCTGATATTGGGTTATCTTGTCGCCCGCTTTCACGCCTGCGGTATGGCCGTAACCAATCGTCCATACGCCTGCGCTGTCCTTATATGCCGATAGCACGCAAGCCTCGAATTTCTTCAGCTTGTCTATCAATGTCTGCGATGCCTTCATCATTCACAAGTCTTCATTAGAGGGTTCTATTTCCTGTTGCTTTCTCTCCAGATTCTGTAAATCCTTATCGAGAATTTCAGCGTCGATGTCAAAGTGCCTCGCTGTCTTGTCTATCAGCACCTTGGCCAGCAGCTTCCACACTCGGGCGTGCTTGTCGCCTGGCAGTCGGCAGCTCGCCTTGTTCTCGGCTATGCTCAGCATCTGCTCGGCGCACACTATGCCGGCTACGATGTATGAGATGGGCACGTTGATGTGCACAAACACCCACCTTTCGACGCAGTAGGCCAGCAGAATGATGACGAACCGCTCGCTCAGTGTGGGTATCACCTGACGGAACTTATACGACATGAACTTAGCCTTATCGCGTTTTCTCTTCGGGTACATGATATGCACGCGCTTGTCAAGCTCGTAGGCGCTCCAAGCGTCGTACAGCACAAACATCGTGGCGATGATCATCAGGGGGAAGGCAGGCTCAAACCTGCCAACCACCCATCCTATCAGTCCGCCGAATGTCAGCGATAGCCATTCGAAAACCTTCTCCATCGTCATGCTGTCAACTCATCGAAGTGTTTCTTTACTGTTGGCAGAGCCAAGATTCCGTTAACCAGGCAGCCGGCTGCTATGGGGTATGCGCCCTCATATATGCCGTAGCCCACGCCTCCGATGGTGCCGAGCACCCACAGGCAGATAACTGCGAAATTCAATACTTTTTTCATTTTTCCGTTCAATTTTTAGGGGTTATTATTTTTAATATGGTCGATTCTTGGCCGTGGGTTTACTTAGGCCACAGCCGCCATTGTGCGCCAATGCCCACGTAGATGTCGGGCTGTCGGCTGAACACTCCCACGCCTGCGCCGGCCTGTATGCCGAGCGATAGGCGAGGGGCGGGCTTTACTATCGTCTTGGTGACGGTCTCGGTTATCGTCGGCAGTCTGAGATTGATGCTGTCGAGGTTCGGTTCAAATCCGCTCACCCATGCCGTGTAGAGCGAGTCGTCGTAGCGCTTCTGGATGATGGGTATGGGCACGTCGATGGAGTCGTGGATGGTGTCGCGACCCGATGGCACGGGGTAGGGGATGCGCAGATACACCGTCTTGCCGATGTCTACCGTCTCGGCCGGCACAGGCTTGTAGATTGTGGTGTCGCGCCACACCGTGTCGCGCTCTATCACCACCGTCGGCTCAGGCTCGGGCCTACTCAAAAAATAGATGTTCGTTACGAAACTGAGTGCGATGAGCCCCACCAGAGCCCACCAGCACCCTCTCATTGATTTTTCTTCGCTATTCATTTTTCTGTCGATTAAATATTGTCGTCGTTATGACCTAAATAAACGTCAAACTTTGGGAAATTCTCGCGCACTTTCTTGTCGAGCAATTCCATCTCATATTTCAAAAACTTGTGCCATTTCTGCTGTGGAGAGACGCGACGCAGGAAGAAGGCATACTCTTCAATAACCGTCTTCTGCTGATTGCACTTGACCATAAGGTCGTTTTGAAAACTAACGTCATTCTTCACCACTTCTTGCAAGCGTTCAATCTCGCTGCCGTTGTAGTGATAACTTCCCGTGTTCTGGTCGGTGACGTAGATTACATCTTCGACCTCGGTAAATGTTACGGTAGGATATTCCCGTCGGCTGACAGGCACACCATCGTGGAAACTCACTACCTCGCGCGGCTCATGGTTGTACGTCACGATGACCTCTCCTTTCTCTTTGTCGAATGAGCATCCGATGGTCTCACGCTCGTTAATCATGTGAGGCCCTTTGGTTGTTTCGATAATAATCATAGTTCTGGATAATCTTTTGCTTTGTGATGTTTTTTGTCGATGGCGCATTGGTGATACTTTACCTTTACGCAGTTGTGGCGGTTGCCCTTACACTCCAGCGAGTCGCCGTGAAACGACTTGCACTCACAGCCCACCTTGCCCGTGGCGTACTCCTCGTAGTACGGGCATCGGTCGCCGTACTTATTGGCAGGCTTGTCGGTGTTGTGCCTTGGTTTCCCTTTGCTCATAGTTTTTTAATATTATCGACCGTGGTCAATCTTATAGTTGACCGCGTTGAATTGTCAAACTGACCACGTTGAGTTTGCAAACTCAATGCGATGAGTTTTTATGCTTTCTTCTGATAAATCTTCTTACTAACGATTTCCATCACGGCATTTTCGATGTCGTTGGTGTGAGCCGTTATCGCGTCGCTCACCATATTGGGGTAGATGCTAAAATCGTGAATGAGGTCGGTGATGAGAAAGCGCAACTTCTCTTTGAACTTGTCGAGACTTTCGGTCTCTCCCTTGGCTATTCGTGCGTCATACTCAGCCTGTGTCTCTTCGCGTCTCTTGAATATACGAACGTATTGGTCATAACCGCCACCGTTGCCGTAGTAGTCTTCTTCTCGTTCGTAGGAGTCGATGCGAATATCCACATCGTCGGGCGAATGTTCGGGATGCTTTTTCAGCCATTCAACGAATATCTTTGCCGCTTGATTTTCAGCAGGGTAGCAGTTGAGCGATTCTGAGTGCAGAATGTCGTCAACTTGCATCTTGTATCGTGTAATCATACGCTATTTCATTTTTGAAAGTTTGTGAAGATAGTACATTAACACCGCATTCAGCGAAAACGTGAAAGTGTGGATGATGAATCGCACATCGAATCCATCAATAAAAGCAATGGGTAGTGAAAACACAGCAAGCACTATGCACACCCACATCAGGATATATATGAATCGTCTCATACTTCGCCCTCCTTCTTTTCGTCATTATCCACACGTTGCTCGAATCGCTCACATTTTGCACGATAGATGTCTATCACGTCACCTGTACCGAATATATGTTGGAGTTCCTTCAAAGCCAGCATCACGTCCGCAATTTCCTCTTGCACCGCTTTTGCTTCGACACGTTTACGCCTGTAGTGGTTGATTGCCACAATCAGTTCGCCCATTTCTTCAATGGCGAGGTCTATCAGGTAGTTGTCGCCATACACTTTTCGCGCCTTGGTTAGTGCGCTTAATAATTTGAAATCTATTGCCATAGTTCCTTTTATTTATGATACTTCTTTTCCAGTTTCTGCTCAGTATTCACCCCGTCGATGTATGACTTCTTGCTGATTTCTCCGAGTATGTCACGCAAGACGGGGCGATAGTTGTCCATGTCGGTACAATGGCAGAGGATGTCTTCTGTCACTCGGTCGAGCCATTTATGCAATGGCTCGTCCTTTTGTCGTTGTAGGTTTCGTTTCATGGTTCCTTATTCGTATTGTTTTATAAGTTTTAACAACTCTCGCCTTGCGATTCTTCAAACGATGGCGGTTGCGGTTCAGTTTCTTTTCTGATTGTGATTTTGTCAGGCACGGGCATATCCATGCAATGAGCCGCATGAACGATGTTGCGAGCCTTGCGGATATTCTGCTGTGTCTCTTCGTCAATGCCGAGAGCCTTCATCGCAAGGTCGGTATCTTTCACCACCTTTGCCGCTCCCTCGATAAAGTTCTCCAGACACTTCTCACGCATTTCTCGTTGTCCTTCCTGCTTGCCCATCTCTCGGATAGCAGCACAAGCGACATACACTAACAATGAAATAAGTGCGGCCTTGTAGTCGGCCAATGCCCACATAAATGCAGCCAATATAATCATGGCTACGATGTGGAGTGTAATACTAAGTTTTGTTTCTTTTTTTCATTTCTTGCCTTTCTTCTTTGGTGATACATAAAGATTCCAAGTGCCGACCTTTTCTTCAGCGTTGGCACCATAGATGCGCTTTGTCACCTCATAATGATGATGTGCGCCCTTGTCCCAGATAATCATGTACTCGCCAACGTCTGGAACGCTGCAAGTCCAAAGGTCGGTGATAATGTCGCCGTCCTCGTCATCATGGAATACATAGACGTGCTGTAACTTTTTCTCGTCGCGGTTTGTACCATCTACAACAAAATCCATCAGCAACATGTATTCCTCGTCATTGATTGCCTGCTCTTCCGATAAGATGAGCCACGAATTGCAATGATTCAGCAATTCGATTGCTTTTCTCTGTTTGTCTGTCATAGTTCCTTATAAATCCGTGAAATTCGTGTTCTATTTGTCTGCCGATGCTGTTTGTGGTTCAACATACGATACTGGCTCGTAGAGTCCTACACCTGTCAGCAGAATAGGCCCTACAACAGTCTCAGCCGTCAGGATGCTCCAAACAAGATTGCCAGCGCACACCTCATACTGCACCCCGTCAATTTTGTAGTCGTTCTTGTCCATCCATCCGTAAGGCTGTGCCGTGAACTCCGTGCCGTCGGCCTTCTTGAAGGTCTTTCTGTCGGCACAACTACTCAATACCATTGCAGCGATTGCTGCGAAAATCATAATCTTTTTCATAATTCCTTTTGTTTTATTTGGTTAAACATTTCTCTTTTGAAAAATCCCCTCGGATGAGTGGCCGAGGGGGTGGAGGTCTTTCCCTCCCGCCAAAGTACTGGCCGCACTTTTGATCACTGGCGGGCCAATGTGACTAAATAAGGGTATAATAACAGCGTTCGCAATTTATTCGCAGTCCATCTGAAGCCTTGGTCTCTTAGAGTCGCCCTGCCCGAATGATAGCCGTTGCGCATTAAGTGGGATTCGCACCCACGAGAATGCATTTTCATCCTCTTTTTTGTTAATAATACGAAGCGTTGTTCATAAATTGAAAACTCACTCATGGGCGATTGCTCGCCCGCTGCTTCTGCGCCGCTGCGCATAGTGGAATGGGATGGAGTCGAACCACCGCTCACCTGGGCACTTTAACCGCCTGCCGATTGCACCACTTTGTCGGCTTTCCATTCCGGGATAAAAAAGCGCCGCGATGTGGCCGAAGCCTGACATCGCGACTTGCGAGAGCGCTAACTCGCCATTAGTTCTTTGGTCGGATGCTGTGGCGCGGTCTACTGCTCCACCCGTCCTTCGTCCAAATCAAACAGATACACGGCATCCATCAGCGCATGTATCGGGTCTATCTTGTGCGAGGGTGCGGGGCCGCCCTTGGTGATGCGGCGCAGGTTGGTGGAGTCGTTGACCTCCACGGCGCAGTTGCCGAAGCACCAGGGCCACAGGGGACTCTCACTGAATGAGATAAACGGGTCGTTGCGCTTGATCATCTCTTCGATTTCCAATATGCGCGGGTTCTGCACCATCATGGTCTGAGGCACGGGCACCACCATCTTTTGTATGGTCTTGGCGATTTCAGCCGCCGACACGTCCTTGCGCTTCTGGAAGAGCGTCTGAAGCCACGCTTTGAGTTGGTTGATGGGCTGGATGCTCTGTGCGGGGTCGTAGCCGAAGGACACGATGTTGATGCCTTGCTCCACGATGGCCGCGAGTTCGTTGATGGCGTGCATCGAGTCGAACACCTCACCGGGGGCGACGCGCAGCCAGCCTTGCTCAATCCACTGCTCGTACAGCGGCAGGTTGGGGCTGTCCTTCATCACGTCCTCCAGCCCCCACGCGATGGTGTCGGCAAAGAAGATGTCGCTCGATGTCTGCGCCTTGTAGTTGACCGCGAGGAATGTCATGGCAAAGAGGTCGTCGCCGTGCGAGAAGTCGAGTCCGCAATACACCTTCTGCCAGCCATCCATCATCTTGCAATCGGTGATGCGGCGGGCTATCTGTAGCGGCCTTATTCTGTCGCCCTTCATCCACGTCGTAATCCTGCCCGTCTGCCACATATTGAAGTCCTTCGTCAGCACCTCCTGCTTGGTGTCCTCGGTGCCGGTGGCGGCTTCGTGCAGTCGCTCGCGGTAGTAGGTGGGCTGGACGGTGGTGCCGATCGAGCGGTTCACCTTCTTGAAGAGTTCGGGGTCGTCGAGCTTCGTCAGGTCGTCGGTCAGCTCCCACTTGTCGAGCTGGAGCAGGAAGGCGCACCAGTAGTCGTCAGGCGTGCGGATGCGCTGGCCGAGGGGGTACTGCATCTCGCCCAGCAGCGATGCTTCCACCTGCTCAATCTTCGTCTTGTACGGGCCTTCCTTGATGCGGCCTGCCGTGGTGGTGTGGAGCAGCAGCTTTTCACGACGCGGACCGGTTGAGCCCCAACACGTATCGACTGCCGCCTGCATGTCGGAGTGGGCGTTGACGTAGCCCGCCTGACCGTGCTCGTCGGCGTGAACCACCGAGGCGTAGAGTCCGTCCTTCGAGGTCTTGCCCGCCGCCATGCACTTGATTTCGCCCTTCATGGGGTGACCGGGCTGCCAGTTCAGTCCGTTGCGGGTCATGCGGAAGTATTTGCCGCCCATGCGGTTCGAGCACGTGGGATCGACTTGCATGGCAAACTCGCGGATGGCTTTGTAGGCTATCTGGCTCTGTTCGCTGGAGTTGGTGCAGATGAGTGCCTGCCCGTTCACGTCGCCCAGGAATCCCACCTCGGTGAAGTCCACCG